TATGCCTGTATGTATTATGAACTGACTGGAATTCCTGTCCAAAAACTTATCACAATCATGGTCACACCATCAGGTGAAGTTCATGTCTATGATAAGAGAAACAAAAGTGACTACATTAAATTATTAGTGAAATATGTTAAAAACTTTATCGAAAACAGAATGGTGGTTAATGGGTAACATCGACAAAGCACTTAAAGAAAAATTTCTATGTTCATCGCAATTTGCACAGGACATAGAGAATATTGTCAAAGACGATAATTTAGGTTATATTGATGCTATCATACATTATTGTGAACAAAATGCCATTGACGTTGAATCAGTTCCCAAACTCATTCCAAAGCCTCTTAAGGAGAAATTGAAATGGGAAGCAACAGAACTCAACTTTCTAAAACGTACCTCAAGAGCAAAACTGCCCTTATGACTGGTTTTGACTGCTATCGAACTTACTTAGCATTCAAAAATCATTTTACGAAAGATAACTTTGATTATTTTAAATATGGTGGTAAGACAAATGCAACCACCACATCATTTAATAAGAGAAAGGATAAATATTTTTTTGAAAAAATGTCTCGTCAAAAGAAAGATGAGGACATTGTAGATTACTTCACTGCCATTTTTTCTCAGTGTGATGATCCACAGAAAATGTGGATTGGAGAAATCATAGAAACTGGTGAGGATAAATATAATGCTTGGAAGAAAAGGATACAAAGTTTAAATTATCTTTTTCGACAAGAGATGACAGACCTTTGTGATGGCAAAGAATTTAATTCTTTATTTGAGTGTAAAAATGGTAGACATCCAATAATTGTAAAAGAACATTTAAAGAAGAGTGTCACTGTTGAAACTTTAGTGATACTTGATGGACTGTTAGGATATAAAAAAGACTTTGATGCTAAGCTGGATGACTTTGTGTGGAAAACCGTTAGCATGAAACTCGATAAGTATAAACCCTTTTTGTTAAATAATATTAACCTCGCAAAGTATAAACAAACCCTCAAGGAGATAGTTATCAAATGAGTGATTTTTTCGACTCTAAAATAGTCAAGGAGAGTCTCGAAGATATAAAAGAACTTCAAGATCTAGTTGAAACTAGTATCATTGATACCGCTTTTGCGCCCATCACTGGATATGAGGATAATGAACTGGAACAGCTTGAGTTAATCGAGGAGTTGTTAGAGAAACAAAAACTCATGTATTTCCGATGCAAACTCTCAGAGGATGAGGATGCGTTGTTAGTTGCTGAGAATATGAGAGACTCTTTAAGACAAATGGGCATGCCTAGAGGTGCGACTGTAGAACAGATGTTTGATAAATTAAAAGGACAAATCAGACAATTAAAAGAGACGCTTGACAATAAATAGTAACGTGTTATAATACATTTGTCGGACGCGACAATGGGAGTGACTGAATAAACTTACTGGCATTTTGCTAGTTAAGGTGATACGTCAGAGGTGGTGCTCGCTGTCAGGAATGGCAGAACTACTCAACCAAGTAGGACGTAGGCAGATAGGTCTTTCTACTGTAGAAATGCCCCTGTCTTGTTGGTACACAGGAATCCAACCTCCCACCCTTAATCAAATAAAATCAAATAAAATCTAATGTCTTTTTCTAATCTAAAAAAACAATCTTCACTTGGCTCTCTGACTGCAAAACTTGTCAGTCAGGTTGAAAAAATGAACAAAGGTTCAAATGGTGTAGATGATCGTTTATGGAAACCAGAAGTTGATAAAGCAGGAAATGGTTATGCAGTAATCAGATTTCTCCCTGCACCAGATGGAGAAGATTTGCCTTGGGCAAAACTCTACACTCATGCGTTCCAAGGAACTGGTGGTTGGTATATTGAGAATTCATTAACAACACTCGGATCAAAGGATCCAGTATCAGAGTATAATTCACAGCTCTGGAACTCAGGTGTTGATTCAGATAAGGAAGTTGCAAGAAAACAGAAACGTAAGTTATCTTACTACAGTAATGTTTATGTTGTAAAAGATCCATCAAATCCTTCAAATGAAGGTAAAGTATTCTTATTCAGATACGGAAAGAAAATCTTTGACAAGATAACTGCTGCGATGCAACCTGAGTTTGAAGATGAGACTCCAATCAATCCATTTGATTTCTGGGCGGGTGCAAACTTCAAAATCAAAATTAAAAAAGTTGCTGGATATTGGAACTATGACTCATCAGAGTTTGCTGCTCCTGAGCCACTCTTTGATGATGACGATGCAATGGAGGCAGTCTGGAAACAGGAACACTCACTCGCTGAGATTGTTGCTCCAGATCAGTTTAAATCATATGAGGATCTTAAAAAGAGACTTGATTATGTTCTTGGTCTAACCATTGCACCAAAGAGACAAGATCCAGAGGTTGCAAATGAAGAATTTGTTGAAACCGTAAACGAAGAACGTGCAGTTGTTGACACAACCCCATCATCTGTGAATCCAGATGAAGATGAGGAGGATGCACTTAGCTATTTTGCAAAATTAGCTGAAAATTAGAAAATATCCCGAAAAAAATTTCGGGCCATTTTTTACGCCAGAGGTCGCTCAAAACGACCTCTTTTTTTATGGTGAAATTATACGTGGATTTTCAGTTTTTTTGAGATCCTCTGATACAAATTGTCTTGATGGTTTATATTTCATAATTTCTCTAAAATTCTCAAGAAATAGATTTAAAAATTCGATTTTTAAAACATCAATATTTCTTTTTGCATCATTTAAATTTGTTTCATGTTCTAGAAAAGAGACTGATGTGAGTCGTGAGATAGTTCTTAAAGATCCATTATCCAAGAAGGTAATTGAATGATTTTCTGGAACAGTTAGACCTTCTGGTTGAATCAATTTGCCTAATGAATCTCTTATAACTTTAGTTTCATAATGATGAATGTTTGATAATTCTTGATCTGTATATTTTGCATTAAGATAAGTTAAAAAGTCTTGATTGCCCATTGGCCATTCATCTCTTAAATGAATGATATTGTTTGTGGTTAGTATAACCCAGTCAAGACCAGAATCTTGGTAAAAATTGTATGCAACTTGATCAGGTCTTTCATCATCTTGAACGGAATATTTTGTAAAAGCAATAACTGAATCAAAAATATCATCACGCATTACGGCGCGTTTAAATATATTTTTAACTACTTGATAATCATATATGGAATTTCGATCATTCGCTAATGATGGATAATCGAGATCTGGAAGTTGTCTAAAATAACTGTTTGGTGATCCTGAGTATGTCATGTTAGTATCCTACGGTGCCTTCTAATTCGCTTAAGGTCTGATCTCCTTCGTATATTGGTCGGAGTTCGGTAAAATTGAGATCCATTTTAAGTGCAACTGGTTGTGAATCTGTATATGCAGACCAGTAACCATTTGGAGCATAATCAACATTCATAGTTGTTAGTGCAAGACCGCCTGGATTAAATCTATTTACCGTTTTTAAATGATCTTTTGCCTTTGGCCCATTTTTATATTCTAGAATGAATATATCAGGACTTGCTAAGAAAGTGGTATTTCTAAATTTAGGAGCCATCCCCTTCTTTAAAAAATGAATGATTTTTCTAATTTCTTCACCCTCCTTTTCACTTCTTGCAATCATAACAAAACTAAATGCAAAGTCTCGAATGACAGGCCCTTGAAATAACATTTCTGCATTTGGATTTAGTACTCCCCTACCAGTTCTTGCTAAAACTGTGTCTGCATCAATTTCTCCTCCGAGAGCAGTGCCAACAATATCAGTTACAGTTTGGACAGTTTTTGCCTGTCCTAACCCGCCAAGGCTTTCAAAGAATCCTTGTCCTGCATTTCTACCAGCACTTCTTTTTGCTCGTGCATCTAGCATTTTATCCTCAAAGCTTTTTCCACTGGGATTTGCTCTGCCAGATAAAGCATCAATAAAACCAAGACTTTTTTCAGCTGCACCAAGAGCGAGAAGTCCAGTTTGAGTTAATTCACTCTTACCCCATTCAACACCGTTTACATCTGTTGCTTTCGGCATGGGTAATAAAATACTTCCCATAAGTTTGCTACCTTTTACACTGTCACCAGCAACATTTGTTTCATTTACTTTTCTTGCAGATTTACTTTGATTTATAGTTGCTCTTCGATAGTCATACCTTGAAATTTTAAAGTGATCCTGATTTGGATCGATATCTAAAGGATATGCTAAAATCTCACTATCTGATTTCATTAAAGGGCCACGGATTGATTTACTTCCTCCTAAGAAATTTCTTCCAATATCACCTTGATCATAATCATCTCTTCCCCTACCAGTTGAGTATGCAATTGATTTTGGTTTTTCAAAATCATTAGTTACAAATTGTTCGTTGTTAAATTTTTTCTGCGAATCTTCAAAATAATTTGTTAATTCTTCATCACTTGCAACCTCAATTGAATCTGGATATGAATCTTTATTAGGCCCATAAACTGCTTTTCTAAAAGCATCTAATGATTGTTCACTATCTTTAAAAGTATTAAATTCAACCGATGAATTATCAACGGGTTCAAATAAACCCTGTGCATTTTTTTTATTAATTCCAATAAGTTTTCCGCCAAGATTATCAAAACTAATTGACTCATTGTTTATTAAAAATGGACGACTTTTTATTAAGGACATTAGACTTTGTTATAAATTCGGTCTCTTGGAACTGGAATTCCTCTCATATCAACGAATTTTTCAGTCGGTAATTGTGCTACGTCCGACCATTCACTATTGGGAATACGATATGGTGTTCCTCTCACGCCAGTATAGAGATATTTATGTAGAGTTATAGGAGGAACTGCAACTGCACCCTGAGCAGAGTTATTTAGTAAGCTTATTGCTAATTCATCTCTTTGAGTTAAACGAACATAGTGTAGATTGCACCCCAAAAATCCACCTGTTCTCATTTCGATTACATATGTCAACGGATACATGTCATAATATGGTTGTTTTGTCTGTGCTGAGTATGTAAAAAAATACATCTCTCCAGGCGCAAATCCAGCCGTGTCTGCATAATCAGTTTCAAAATTAGTCGAACCAAGTTCTTCAAGCAATTGTCCTCGGAAAAATTCCTCACTCACTTGACCACTCACTTTATTTAATATTCTCTGTAGAATACTCATCGGATTCCTAGTTCTTTTTCAGTCATAATTTTAAACTCTAATTTACGATCATCACAAAATTCCCTCGCTGCTTTCCATTTTGCCTGATTCTTGGCGTATGTGATTGACTCATTTATTAATGTTTTTCTTGATTTTCCTTTCGTTGCTTTCGGTTCTTTAGTCTCTCTCATGGGTTTTACTTCAATCACTGATCTGCGAATATTGCTATCTTTATCCTTATATTTAATAAAAAAGTCTGGAAAATATCTACGAACACGATTGGTTGTTGGGTCTTTATATGGTATCCAAAATTCCTCTGATGCCCACTCAAGTATATTTTCATTTAAATCACAGTAGTTCATGAACTTTCTCTCCCAAAGAGACCTATAAATAATATTTTGAGAGTCTCCCTTATATTTTTTGGGATTAGAAGGCCTATATATTCCCTTATAACTCATATATAGTAATAACAACTTAAATTTATTTATTGTGTCAGAGAATAATTTATTTCCAAGAAGATCAAATATATTTAAAGGTAACATTAGAGATGTTAGAGATAGTGTTGCACGACCATCCTTAGATACTTTTTATCAAGTTATTTTTTCATTTGGTAATTTTGAAAAATGGTTAAAAGGTAGTAATATTGCTTCTAATCTTAAAAGAAATCAGGGAAGAGATTTTCAAAGAAAAATGTCTATCCTATGTACTCAAGCTGAATTGCCAGGAACAAACTATAACACTGATACTGCGATTGGTCATCATCAGGGAATTCAAGAGACTTTTCCAAACTTAAGAAACTATCCTCCATTGAATCTTGTTTTTTATTGTGATGCTGATATGGTAATTTTAGAAGTTTTAGAAACATGGATGTCATATATTAATCCAATTCAAACTAATAAAAGAGTTACAAACGCTTATTCTAGGTTTAATTACCCAGAGAACTATAAAGAAATTATTCATATCACAAAATTTGAAAGAGATACTTTTTTACCTGATAAAGCTGATAAAGAGTTTAAATCTAACCTCTCAAGTTATGAATTTGTAAACGTCTGGCCAACCAACTTAACATCGATGAGGATTGCCTATGGTGATTCAAATGTGTTAAGATGTAATGTAGAGTTTGTTTATGATAGATTTTTCACAAGATTTAATTATGAGGATCCAAATCAGGCTGTTGTTAACACACCTGAAAATATTATCAATTCAAATGATATTCAAAATATAATGACTGGTGGTATTGACAAAAATTCTTTTAAGGATAACATTAACGCTGGTATAAACGCCTTTCCATTCAAATAAATAAAACACTAAACAGATTATTATGCCTTTACCAACAATTGAAACTCCAACCTATGAGTTGAAATTACCATCATCAAATAAAAAAATTAAATATCGTCCTTTTCTTGTGAAAGAAGAAAAAATTTTAATCATAGCTTTAGAATCAAGAAATCAATCTGAAATCACAAATGCTGTGACAGACGTATTAAAGAAGTGTATCTTAACGAAAGGTGTTGATGTTGATGATCTTCCTACTTTTGACATTGAGTATGTATTTTTAAATATTCGTGCTAAATCAATTGGAGAAGACATTAAATTAACCGTGACATGCCCAGATGATAATCAAACAAAAGTTCCTGTTACGATATATGTGGACGAAATTAAAGTTCAAAGACAAAAAGGCCATAAAACTGATATTATTTTAGATGATAAGATGACTCTTCGGATGAAATATCCGTCATTGAATCAATTTATTGAAAATAATTTTGACACTGATGATACACCACAAACGGTGGTTGACAAAACTTTTAAAGTTGTAGCTGATTGCATTGATACCATTTACACTCAAGAGGATGCGTGGGATGCTAAGGATTATACGCCACAAGAGAGACTGGACTTTGTACAACAATTAAATTCAAAACAATATAAAGAGGTGGAAAAATTTTTTGAAACAATGCCAAAGCTATCTCATACAATTGAAGTTGTAAATCCAGAAACAAATCAAAAAGGAAATGTTATTTTGGAGGGTCTTGCTGATTTTTTCGGCTAAGTATTGCAAGAGAGGATCTTGAATCTTTTTATCGAATTAATTTTTCTCTCATGCAATACCATAAATACAGCTTGACGGAACTTGAAAATATGATGCCTTGGGAAAGAGATATTTACATCGCTCTTCTTCAAGACCATATTGAAAAGGAAAATTTAAAGAGACAACAAGCAGAGGGTGTCCGAAAGTATGGATGAAGAAAATAAAAAAATAGATATTGGGAGTTTCTTTGGGAGATTAGACTCAATTGAAGCAGTGGCTAACGACGCCATTTTAAAATCTGAATCTAATTTAGGAACAATTAATGAACTTGGTTCTATAATTACAAATATCTCAACGGCACTTGAAAGTTTAAAAACAGAAGTACAGGAAATTAACAATTATATTGTCATACAAAAGGATGCAGAGGAAGATAGACGTTTTGAAGAAGAGGATGCAAGACAAAAGCAGGAGATGTCTGACAGAGCATCAAGTCTTCAAGGAAAGGGAACTGGAGTTGCGGCAGGAGCAGCTGCTGGAGCAGCTGCTGGAGCATCAACTGAGGGTAATGAATTTGGAAAAGATCCAGTTAAAAAAGGTGGTTTATTTCAAGGGATCAGACAACTTGGTAATCTTTTTAATTTAGGTGGGAGTTTAATAGCATCTGGAATTGGAGCTGCTGGATCTGGACTTGGTAATGTTCTACAAACAATAAATCCATTTAATAAACTTGGTGGTGCTGGCAAAAATTTAAGTAAAGATGTTAGTGGTGCTGATGCTGGTGGCACTGGTATTGGTGGTATTTTGGAAAAAATAAATCCATTTAGTAGAAAGAAAAATGAGAAAGAAAAAGTAAAAGAAGAAATTAAGTCAGAGATAAAACAAGAATTAAATCTTAAGGGTGATGAGAAAAAGAATATTGTTACAGGTGAAAAACAAAATAAATTGATGAACTTTGTGAAACAAGGTGGTGTTGCTGGTTTCTTGGGTAGAAAAATATTCGGTAAAAAAGAAAATAAAGCTCAAGAGGTTGGTGCAACAAATCCAGAAAACGCAGGCGATAAAGATACATCATATAGTGAGTCTTTTAGTTATGAAGGAAGAATTAATCCAGAAAATCTTGAATTTATACCTGATGAAGGTTCTTTACCACCAGGCGTGCCGCTTGAAAAAGCACAACAGGATGTTTATAAAAGTAAAATTAAAATTCTCGAATTTGATTTTAGATCAAACATTAAGAAAGGAATGACTAGAGAACAAGCAATTAAGGCATATGGCCCACAAAGTAACTTGTATCGATTTAAAGAAAATTATAATAAGACTTTGGAGTATGGTGGATATGAACTTGATGTTGGAAAACATTATGATTCAGTTAAAAACTCAATGACTGTTAAGAAAAAAGGAAAAGGTCAGGACTCATCTTTAAAGGGTGAGAAGAGAGGTATTAAAGGAGTTGTTGGAGGAGTTGCAGACAGTATGACTGGTAATCTTACTGACTTTGATCGAAAAGGTGGAAAAACAGTAGGCCCCACGAGAGCTATCACAGGTATGTTAGATTTTGCAACTGCTAATATGTTTGATCTTGACAAGAGAGGTGGTTTAGATTTATTTGGTTTTGAAAAGAAAAGGAAGAAGAAAGCTGAAGAAGAAAGAAGGAGTCGTTTTGAAAACAACCCTAAAGTAGAGAAGTTTCGAGAAAGGAAGGAAGAGTTGGATCTTCGCGGTGACATGCCCTCTGATCCAAAACTGAATACATACTTTGATATGAAATCGAATAAAGCTTACATTGATGGTCAAGAGGTTGATCTTAAGACGTTCTCTGAATTTAAAAAATTGCCATATGCAGAACAATTAAAACAAAAACTAGATTTCTTCAATGAAACTTCGTCTATCGGTGGAGAATCTTCTAACTTTTCACAAAAAATAGATTTTTTGCCTGATGAAATTAGTAAGCTTGTTCCTACAGATAATGAAATGATACAAACAAATAATTTGCAATCAGTCCAATCTCCCAATTTAGGAAATAAAGGCGTTTTAGCTCAACAAGATCTTGCAAATGTAGCAGAGGTTGAAATTAAATCAACAACATCTGACATAGCATTTGTTAATCTTCAAAGATTACAAAGTTCTAAATTTAATAACATTACACATGTAAACGAATCTGAGTTGCCCTCATCAATCCGCAAGTTACTTAAAATATCATAATGGAAAACAGATACACTATTAGAAAATGCAAATTAATTCCAAATGGAGCTTCTTTAAAAGAGGAGTATGACATAGTTCGTGGTGGCCCGATTATTGATTATTATGAGAGTATTGAAAGTCCAACAATATCAATGACGGTGAGTTTTGTTGATATTGATCAGATGTTAGGTCAGGAGGGAATCACTGGTGGTGAGTTAATTGATTTGAGAGTGCAAATTAATGGTTTTGATGATTTTGAAATTAAATCAAAAAAACACAGGTTAATGTTGAATTCTGTGACAAATATGATAACTGACACAAATAAACAGTTTGCAACTTTACAATTTGTCTCTGTTGAATCAATCATCAACGAAACTTCCCGAATCAATAAAAAATTAACTGGTAATGTTTCAAATACAGTCAAAAACATATTAATTCAAGGTGAGAACACTGATAAAAAAGGAATCCAAAGTCCTAAAAAATTACATATGGACAATGCTCTCAATTCTTATTCATTCATGGGTAATTTAAAAAGACCCTTTAATATTATACAATGGTTACAACCTAAGACTCAATCATCCAAGACTAATTTTGGTTTTTTATTTTATGAATCTCATGATGGTTATCATTTTAAATCAATTGAAAATTTATTAAAACAAAAATCAATTAGATATACAAAAACAGATAAACCAATAGAGGGTGATTTTAGAATTTTAAAAAATAATTTAAATCAAACTAATGATGTTGGACTTAATTTAAGATCAGGAATGTATGCAAACAAGACGATATATATTGATATTGAAAATCAACTAAAGGAGATTGTTGATTCTACAACTGATGACTTTAAACTGCCAAAACAAAATAAATTACTCGAAGATCTTCAAAATAAACCATCTCGACTTATGCTTCGTGTAAATGATTTTGGAGTTGCACAAAAGGGTGCAAAGAAATCTGAAGTTCAACCATTAAGTGAGCTTGCCGTTTATCAAAATAAATCCTATATTAGGAATAGCCTATTATTTTCACAATCATTAAGTATATCAATTCCATTGAATCCTGATTTAAAGGTTGGTAAAATAATTGACATCAAATTACCTCTTAAAAGAAAAAATGAAACATCTGGTGGTAATGATAATAAATCAAGGACAGATTCTTTTGGAGATGAAAAAACAAATGATCCTAGTGGTAAATACTTAATTTCCGAGTTAAGGCACATGATTGGTGGTGGAAAGAGTGAAACACAATTGACATTAATTCGTGATGTCTTTACCGCTTAAATAGTAAAAAAGTAATTAATCTTATGAAATCAATCGAAGATCACATGGAACACGATAAAAAAATTATCGATGATCCACAAGCAAACCCAGCAGCAAGAAGACATGCAAAAGAGGAGTTGCATGAATTAGAGGAATATGCAGAACATCATAAAGAGGAGATCGCAGCAGGCGATCATCACGATCCAAATGCCTTAGAATTATTCTGTGACAACCATCCAGATGAGCCTGAGTGTTTAATTTATGACGATTAACTAAAATGTCATCGACTAACTTTATAGGAAGAGATCCAATGCAATGGTGGATCGGTCAAG